GCTACAAGAAATCAATTCTTAAGCCAAGTTAACCCATACTTAGAAAGCGTTCAACAACGTCAAGGTTTATACGCATTTAAAGTAATCATGGATAGTTCAAATAACACGCCTGATGTAATCGACAGAAACCAATTAATTGGACAGATTTATATCCAACCAACTAAAACTGCCGAATTCATTTACTTAGATTTCAACATTTTACCAACTGGTGCTACTTTCCCTGCTTAAGGGAAGGTAGTTACCTTTTATAACTCACTAATATTTATAACAAGAAATAAATAAAAAAACATGGCAGTATTAGACCCAAACGAAATATTTTTTACCGCGTTTGAACCGAAACAAGCGAACAGATTCATCATGTACATTGATGGTATTCCCGCTTATGAAATTAAAGGAGTAGGTGCGGTTACATTAACTCAAGGTACAGTAGCTTTAAACCACATTAACGTTCAACGTTTTGTAAAAGGCAAAACAACTTGGGGACCTATCCAATTTACATTATTCGATCCAATCACTCCATCAGGTGCTCAAGCAGTAATGGAATGGGTACGTTTACACCACGAATCAGTAACTGGTCGCGATGGTTATTCTGACTTCTATAAGAAAGATTTAACATTCGATGTATTAGGTCCTGTAGGTGATATCGTATCAGAATGGATTATTAAAGGTGCTTTAATTACTGAAGCAAACTTTGGTGAATACAACTGGGATACAGAAAATACAGCAGTTAATATACAAATGACAGTTCAACCTGACTACTGTATCTTAAACTTCTAAGAAATAATAAAACAAATACAAGAAAGCTCGCATTTTTTGCGAGCTTCCTTTATTTTTATATATTTATAATAAACAAAATTGTTATTAAAAATTAATTTATGGAAGAAAACAAATTTAAGTTTCCCACTGAGATGGTAGACTTACCCTCAAAAGGTTTATTGTATCCCGAAAATCATCCATTAGCATCAGGTCAAGTAGAAATGAAATACATGACGGCTCGTGAAGAAGATATTTTAACAAACCAAAACTATATTAAACAAGGCGTAGTAGTAGATAAATTATTACAATCAATGATTGTAACTAAATTTGACTATAGTGATTTATTAGTAGGTGATAAAGATGCTATTATGTTAGCCGCTCGTGTTTTAGGATATGGTAAAGACTATACATTTAACCACTACTCAGCTAACTTAGAAGGAACAAACGAGTTAACTATCGATTTAACTTTACTCAAAGAAAAAATGTTAGATGAAAGTTTAATTACTCGAGGAAAAAATGAATTCCATTTTAAATTACCTCATACCGGAAATGAAATAACATTTAAAATGTTAACACATGGTGATGAATTAAATGTTGATAAGGAAATCCAAGGTCTTAAAAAAATAGATAAAAATTCTAATTTTGATATGACCACTAGATTGAGACATATTATTTTATCGGTTAATGGTGATTATGATAAAAAAACAATTAGAGAATTCATAGAATATGGGTTCTTAGCTAAGGACTCAAGAGCATTTAGAGAATATGTTAATACAATATCACCAGGTATTGATTTAAATTACACGTATACTTATGCTAATGGTGAAGAGGAGGACATCGAAATTCCAATAGGAGTCAACTTTTTTTGGCCTGACGCTTAGTTATAGAAATCAACTATTTTCAACAATTCACGAAATAGTATTCCATGGAAAGGGTGGTTATGATTGGGAAACCATTTACAACATGCCTATATGGTTACGTAAATTTACATTCCATAAATTAAAAGAATGGTATGATAAAGAAAACAATAGTGAACAAAACGATACAGTTGAACAATCCATTAAAAACATGAAATCAGCGGGAGCTACCGCAAAATCAACAAAAGTACAACCTCCCACATATATTACTAAGGCATCAAAAAAATGATGCCTTTTAATATTTATACCGAATAATATTGTATTGAATAATGGCTGATAAAAATTTAACCCCTGCCCAACTTAAAGAAGTACTTGGTTTGTTAAAACAAATCAAGAAAGGGTATGAATCTTTAGACCAACCTATACCTAATCCATTTGCTGGTATTGATGCCAGCAATGTTGAAAAAGTAGTAAAAGATTTAGGAGGCGCTGAAAAAGTTTTAAAAAATTGGACTTTAGAATTAGACAAAATAGATGATAGATTAGATGAAGCCGGTAAAAGTGCTAAAGGGCTATTTTCCACATTTACTAATATATTATCAGAAGTAAAAAATAATAACGAGCAATTAAACGTTGGTAAAAAATCAATTGCTGCATTTCAATCTATTGCTGAAAAATTAAGGGATGACCAACAAGGTATAACTGAATTAGGATATAAAGATTTACAAACCCTTAAAACTAAAGGGGAAACAGCTAAAAAGAATCTAGAATCAGCGGTTAAACAACTTAAAAATGATATTAAGTTAGGAGTTTTAAATGAAAAACAAATAGCAGCAGCTCAAGCTCTTATTGCTGAAAATGAAAAAGAAGCAGTAGCTATACAAGATGCTTTAAATCTAACAGAACAACGTTTACAAAAAGAAAAGCAAATTCAAAAATCTTTAGGCATTACAGGAAGTTTATTTAAAGGTATAGAAGGAACTTTAAGCAAAATAGGAGTAGATAGTCAGGATATTGCTAGGATGAATGAAGATATGCGTGAAGCAGCTAAATCAGGAGGCAAATTCTCAGTATTTGGAGCAGGTATTAAAGGAGCATTTACGGGAATAGGAAACGCTCTTAAAGATCCTGTAGCTCAATTAGGATTAATGGTTGGTTTCTTAAAAATGGTAACAAAGTATGCCTTTGAATTTAATACTACTACTAATGAAGCACAAAAGGCATTAGGTATTACAGCCGCTCAAGCTGAACGTACGGGCAAATATTACCAACAAGTAGCATCTAATATACATGATGCTTATATAAACAATCTTGATTTACTTAAAACTAATACAGAATTAAATGTAGCTTTAGGTACAAATGTACTTTTAACATCTAAACAACTTCAAGATAGTATTAATTTAAAAGATGTAGCCGGATTAGAAGCGGATGAAAGAGAATCAATATTAGGTTTATCTCTTAGAACAGGTAAAAGTCAAGAAGATATATATGACTCTATAGGTAAACAAAATAAAGGTGTTTTAAATAATAGAAAAGTATTAGCTGAAGTACTTAAAACATCAGGTCAATTACGAGTATTATATCAAGACAATCCAAACTTAATAGGTAAAGCTGTTATTCAAGCTCAGAAATTAGGTATGACTTTAGAACAAACTAAAAATATATCTAAAGGTTTATTAAATTTTGAAGATTCAATTTCAGCAGAATTAGAAGCAGAATTATTAACAGGTCAAGACTTAAATCTTGAAAGAGCAAGAGCATTAGCTTTAACTGGTGACACCGCGGGTGCTGCTGCTGAATTAATGAAAAATTTAGGACCTAACGGTTTACAACGATTCCAAAAAATGAATGTAATTCAACAAGAATCGTATGCTAGAGCTTTAGGTATGAGTGTTGATGAATTAAGTGATAGTTTAATTAAACAAAAACAATTAAGTAAATTAAGTCAACAAGACCAAGTAAACTTAAAATCAAGACTTCAAGAATTAAGAAACGCAGGTAAAGAAGAAGAAGCAGCAGCATTAGAAAAAGCAGTAAGAGAAAAAGGTAGTTTAAGTGCAGCTCAAGAATCTGTTACTTTAGCTAAACAAGAACGTTCTGAAAAAGAAAAATTAGAAAAAAGTTTAGATAATATTAAACGAACTTTTGTTAGTTTAGTTCAAGGTCCCGTATTAGGCATTATTAAAATGTTTACGGGTGTGATGGAAACTATTCAACAAAATCCATTATTAAGAGGATTAGTAGCAGGAGCAGGTGTATTAGCAGGTATTGCTGGTACTATAGCTATTGGTAGAAGTATAATCAGCACAATAGGTGGAGTTTTTGGTAAAGGCAAACCTACAGGTAGTAAATCCCAACCATACCATGTTATAGTTGATGGAGGTAGTGCTGGTGGAGGTGGTGGAGATATGATGGATGATTTATTAGGAGGTGGTAAAGGAAAAAAAGGTGGAACAATAGGCAAAGGAATTACCGGAAGATTAGGTTCTAAAGGCGGTAGAGAAGTTTTAAAAAGAGCGGGTGGAGGTTCATTGCTTAAAGGAGTAGGTAAAAGTTTACTTTCTCCTAAAAATTTACTAAAAGGAGCAGGTGGATTAGGAGCATTAGCTGGAGGTTTTGCATTGGATTATGCCGAACAAGCACAGTTAGAAAAAGCACAACAACTTAAAGAACAAGCCCAAATGGCTAAAACCGTAAAAGAAAAAGAAGAATTACTTAAAAGAGCCCAAAAAACAAAACGAGTAGGACAAGCAGCCGGCGTAGGAAGTGCAGCATTAACAGGTGCGGGTATAGGCGCAACTATCGGTTCAATAATTCCTGGAGTAGGTACAGTTATTGGTGGTGGTATAGGTGCCGGAGTAGGAGCAGTAGGAGCTTTATTATCTAATTATTTTGATAATAGTGAAGAAGCACAAGACTTTATTTTAAGACCAGGCCAAAAACCACTTAAATTTAGAAAAGACGATGTTGTTATTGGTGGTACTAATATAGAAGGCAATAGAACATCTAATGCCGATAATAGTGCTTTATTAAAAGAATTCCAAGAAATGAAACAAATATTAACTGCAATTTTAAATAAAGAAGGTACTATAACATTAAATGGTACAAAAATGGGTACAGCGATGGCTGTTGGTTCGTACAAAATTCAATAATTAAATATTTATAATAAAAACAATAAACAATGGGATTATTAGACAAATTAACAAAAGACGGTTCAACCTTGTCTCAATTTGATGGTGCACAACCACCATCATACGATGGTGTATCACAATACCAAGAAGATCTAAGAGTATCACAACTAGACTTAGATGGTAAAGACCCAGCTAAATATGATCAGCTAACTGCTTATCAAAAAAGCTTAGCATTTTCTCAATTAGACTTAGATGGTTTAGATCCATTACCGTATTTGAACAATTTACCTAAATAAATGGGTTTAAGAGACTTAAGAACAGATTTAAAGTCCTTACGTTATAGTGGTGACACAATAGGCGGAGGAACCAGTAATCAGCCTTATATTAAGGCTAAGATTCCTGATGGGTTTAATGACCTACAGAACGCAAACAACGATTTTATATTAAGAGGCGGTATACTAGCGGCTAGAGATTCGGCCGTAGATATTTTGCGCCTAGGTAAAATGTTTATCGATACAAAGTCACCAAGTGGTTTACTTTTTATTGCTAAACAACAATTACTATCTCGTATAGCTGTTCGTACTCAAACTAGTGGAAGATTGTTAAATGAAGGAGTTTATTCTCCTTTAAATACTTTAGCACAAGCAGGATTAGTTGCTTTTGGAGGACACCTTAAAAAACAAGGTATTAATCCATTTGCAGGTACGGGTGCTTATTCAAATAATAATTCCTTATATGGTGTTAGAGTAAAATATAACCAACCTGCCGAAGAAAATCGTTTAGCTTTATTAGCCAATACTAAAATAGACTTTAAACCAATTCGTTTAGCTAATGGTGTTATACTAAATGATGGTGTAAATGTTATGACATATCCTGGAGGTCCAGGAGCCCCTTTAGGTATTGGTAAAACAGGAATTAGATATGCTTCACCTGAACAATTAACGGGTCTTAGCAATATAAAAAATTCAACAGGACAGTTTTTTGGTCCTCTTACGTGGACTCCTAAACAAAATACATCTTTAGGAATTCCTATATTTGGGAATTTTGAATTAAATCAAAGTAATCCCGTTTATAATGTTTATAATAATGTAACAGGATCAATTACATCCACACAATATGTTAATAGCTTAGACATAGGGTCAGAAAACGCATTGTTAACAGACAACACAACAATGCCTGGGGTGTTGGGTAATGAACTATTTAACCAAAATACATTTACTTATACTCAAACTGAAATACAAAATGAAGTTCCTAATTACTTAGGATCTCCATCTATTCAAGATTTTAGAAAAAAAATAAGAGCTAATTTAGGAAGTAAACCCTTACAGGACAATGCAGAATCTTCAGGTGCAACTCCTATAACTCCTGATTACCAAGATAAAAATCTTGAAAAACGAACAAATATAGGAGGTAAAAATAACAGAGGACCAGGTAATAAAGAAGGCAAAAATCTAATTTCATATACTTCAGGTTCAGGTATTGGACCCGTAGATAAAATAAATGCTTTAAATTTATATTCAAGTACAGGTGTAACTCAAAATGAAGTTAAAAATGATTTAGTAAAATTTAGAATAGCAGCTATCAATAATACTAGTCCTACTCTAAAAACATTTATGCACTTTAGAGCATTTATTGATAATTTCTCGGATTCATACAATGCAAATTGGAATCCAATAACATACTTAGGTAGAGGTGAAAGTTTTTATACATATAATGGATTTACAAGAACAATATCATTAGGATGGACGGTAGCAGCTCAATCAAAAGAAGAGCTTATGCCTATGTACCGTAAATTAAATTATTTAGCTTCAAACCTTACTCCGGATTACACCGGCAAAGGTTATATGACAGGTAATTTAGTTCAATTAACAATAGGAGGATACTTATACGAACAAGTTGGATTTATAAATTCTCTTACGTATGATATACCCGCGGAATCACCTTGGGACATAGGGATAAATGATGAAGGAAATTATGATCCAACAACAAAAGAAATGCCTCATATTTTAAAAGTAACAGGATTTAGCTTTACTCCAATTCATGATTTTATTCCGTCTAAACAATCAATAACAGGAAAAGATAATTTTGGAAATGTAACAAGCTTAGGTTCGCAAAGATATATAGCCTTAGCTAATAGTGAATATGACGGAAATCCAAATGGATACGATATAGATATAAATAAAGCAGTAAATGCCTTACCTAAATAGATTAATAATAAATGAATAGATATCAAAATATACCACAAACAAAAATAAACGGAAGATTAGTTTATCAAACTTCACGCTACCCTCAAGTACCGTTAAGTCCGGATGATATCTACGTTTATACTGTACAAGGTGATAGATTTGATGTTTTAGCATTACAATATTATAATGACAGTTCATTATGGTGGATTATCTCAATTGCAAATACAGCAACTGCCGGTACTTCAAGTCCTGCTGATTTGCCCCAAAATTCATTACTTATACCTCAGGGCACACAAATAAGAATACCAGCTAA